CGGCCTGTGAAGAGCAGGACGAACTGCATAATCGACCCGCTCGTCGCGTCGATCATCGCGATCCACTGCTGGGGCGGAAAGCGCGCCAGTTGTTATGAAACCGAGATTTAGAGCCACTAGTTAGTTGACTAGCAAGGGAAACTAGCAGCGTGCTTAAGCAGCTGCTACAGCGCCTGTTCGTCGGCCCGTACAGCGCCACGCTCCTCACCGAGGGCGGCGGGTCGATTCCGTTCGTGACCGCGTCGAACGCGCTGCGCTACACGCCCGTCTACCGCGCGGTTTCGCTGATCGCAAACGATGTTGCGCGCGTGGAACTCGACGTTTCCTCGCCCGGTGCCGAGTCGCTGCTCGCGACGCCGTCGCCGCTGATGAGCGGCCACGAGTTCCGGCGCGCCATGACGATGCAGCTGCTGCTCTGGGGCAACGCGTTCGCCGCGATCAACAGGACGCGCGGCGGCGAGCTGCTTGAGCTCATCCTGCTCGACCCCGACAGCGTGAGCCTCGACACGACGACCGCCGTTCCGTTCTACAGGACGCGCGCGTACGGCGACCTTCAGCTCGACCAAGTGCTGCACCTGAAGGCACCGAACACGAACGGACTCTGGGGGGAGTCGCCGATCTCCTTGTGCCGGACCTCGCTCCAGCTTCTCGCGGCGCAGGAAGACATGGCGCTGAAGGCGTACAGCAACGCCGGCAATCCGAAGATCGCGCTCGTGCACCCGGGGCCGCTCTCGCTCGAAGCGCGACAGCGCATCATGGCCGACTACGAGGCGAAGCACGCCGGCACGGCCAACACCGGCAAGCCGCTCGTCCTCGCCGAGGGAATGCGCATCGAGCGCATCAGCTCGACGCTCGACGACGCCGGCCTACAGGCCGCGCGGCAGTACAGCGTCGGCGACGTGTCGCGAATCTACGGCGTGCCGTCGTCGTACCTCTCGGAAAACGTCGGCCCGTCGTATGGCACCCTTGAATGGCTCTCGCGTATGTACGTCGACGCGTGCCTTCAGCAGTGGCTCAACGTCTGGAAGGCCGAGGTGCTATCGAAGCTCTGCGCGCCGGGCGATACGGTCACCTGGGACACCGACGAGCTCGTGCGGCCCGGCATGGCCGAGACGATGGCGGCGCTCCGAACCGCCGTCGAGGCCGGATTCATGACGCGCAACGAAGCGCGCGAAGAGCTCGACCTCGCGCCGCTGCCCGGGCTCGACGCGCCGATCGTCGCGCTGAACATGGGTACAGGCGGCGGCCAGACCAATCTCGGCAGCGACACGTCCGAGCAGAAGGGCACCCCGAATGATTTCTAGGCGCAGCATCGAGGCGACCGAGCAGAAGCTCGACGGGCGCACGCTCGCCGGCTACGCGGCCGTGTACGGGCAGGACTCGCGCGAGATCGTGGAAGGCGGCCGCAAGTTCGTCGAGCGCATCGCGCCGGGCGCGTTCAACGAGACGCTGTCGGCCAAGGGCGACGTCAAGCTCTACTACAACCACGACGCTTCGATGCCGCTCGCGCGCACGCGGTCCGGCACGCTCACGCTGCGCAGCGACCGCAACGGACTTGCGTTCGAGGCGACGCTGCCGGACACCACGCTCGGGAACGACGTTCGCGCGCTGCTTGAGCGCGGCGACCTCAGCGGCGAAATGAGCTTTGGCTTCTACGTCACCGAGGACACTTGGAACAAGGACAGAACTCAGCGCCTGGTGAAGAAGGCAACTCTTGTCGAGGTGTCCATCGTCCAGGACGCGGCATACCCCCAGACCAGTTCGAGCCTGCGCAGCGTTAGCGCGGCATACACCGAAGCCGTCTATGCGCGGCTCGCACTCCATTTCCGAAGGATGGCAGATCATGTCTGACGAGTTGAACGAGATCCAGTCGATCACCCACGAGTACCGCAAGTCGCTTGCGGCGTACGAGGCCCGGACGGGCCGCGCGCCGCAGACCGTCGACTTCGCCGGCAGCGGCGAGGACAAGCAGAAGTTCGCCCGGATGGACGCCGACCTCGACGCGATCGAGGCGCGCGCGCAGGAGGCGGCCGAGATGAAGGCGATGCGCGAGCGCCTCGCGAAGCTCGAGTCGCAGCCCGTGCTCGATGCGCGCGCGCCGCGCTCCGTGCGTGGACAGGGATTCACGCGCGACAGCCGCGAGTACGGCGAGGCGTGGCTCCGCAGCATCGTCCAGGGCAACATGGCCGAGCTGCGCGCGGCAAACGACATCGCGCTCAGCACGAGCGGCGCCGGCGTCCCGACCGACATGGAGCGCCGCATCGTGGAGAAGATGCAGCAGGCGGGAGTCATCCGCTCGCTGGCTCGCGTCAACACGATCGACTCGAAGCGCACCATCACCGTCGAGGGCGCGCTGCCGGCTACCAGCCTGATCACTGAGGCCGCAAGCGTGACGCAGGACGAGGTGACGTTCGGCACCGCCATCAGCGTCGTGCCGTACAAGTACGCGACCCGCCTCACGATCTCGCAGGAGTTCATCGAGGACGCCATCGGCTCCGGCGGCATCGGGACCGGTCTTGCGTACTGCGCGGACAAGTGCGGCATGAGCATTGCGCTGAAGCAGGAGGAGGCGTTCACCATCGGCACCGGCTCGTCGCAGCCCGAGGGCTGCATGGGTTCCTCCATGCAGTCGAAGCTCGCAGCCATTAGCCAGGTGACCGATCTTGCCGGCGCGGCGCAGACCACGATCACCGCCGACAACATCATCGACACCTACCACCTGGTGCCGCCGGAGTACCGCACCGGACCGCGGTTCGCCTGGGTCATGCACGACAGCGTGCTCAAGACCGTGCGCAAGCTCAAGAACAGCACGGCCACCAGCGGCGCAACCGAGTACATCTGGACCGTCGCGAACAGCAACGCCGACAGCATGGTCGGCGGGTTCCCCGGCACCATCTACGGCGTGCCGTACCGCGTCGCGAAGTACGGTCCGACGGCGGCCACGAACAACAACGTGTTCATGCTCATCGGCAACTTCGAGTACTTTGAGATCTTCGACCGCACCGGCATCACCTCCCTCATCGACCCGTACAGCGAGAGCGCGACGCATCAGGTCAACCTGATCGTCTACACCCGGACCGATTCGCGCATCATGCTCGCGAACGCGTTCGCCGCGATCACCTGCTGATTCCATTCGCATTGCGGCGTCTGGGGGGAAACCCCCAGATGCCGTTTCCATGAGCATCCCGCTCTCAACAATCAAGTCGGCGCTCAAGATCGACTACGCCGACGACGACGCGGACCTGATCCGTCTGCGCGAGGCTGCACTCGACTTGGTCGAGCGCAAGACCGAATTGATCATGTCGCCGAAGGCGCGCACGCTGTACCTCGCGACCTGGCGCGACACGCTGCTGCCGGATCACCCGTTCAACTCGCTTACGAGCGTGCAGTACCAGGACAGCGCGAACGCCACGCAGACGATGCCATCGTCCGACTACTGGATCGACCGCACCGACGGCCCGATGGTCAAGCTGCGGTTCCTCGAGGCGCCTGCGATCTACGATGGAACGGCGATCACCGTGACCTACAACGCCGGCTACAGCGTGGTGCCCAACGAAGTCGTGCACGCCGTGATCGCGCTCGTCGGCGCGTGGTACAACAATCCCGAGGCGTTCCAGCCCGTCGGGCTTGCGACCGTGCCGCTGTCGGTCGAGTACATCCTCAACGCCGTCGGGACGGGGAGCAGGATCCGATGATCTCGGGCGGCCTACTCCGGTGGACGGCGACGGTGCAGACGCCGAGCGCGACGCTCGACTCGCTCGGAATGCGCACCGCGACCTGGACGGCCGGCAGCACGTTCCGCTGCGACCTGCGCGAGAACAGCGCGAGCGAGCAGGGCTACGCCGACGGCGTCGCCGTGGTCCGCTCGATCGAGGTCCGCGCGCGGTGGCAGGCGGTCCAGAACGCCGCGCTGACCGAGGTCTGCCGGCTCACCGTGCGCGGCCGCACGCTGAAGGTGAACGCCATCCGCAACCTCGACGAGGCCGACCGCGTCGCCGTGATCGACTGCACGGAGGTGAACTGATGGCGACGATTGAATCCGCCGTCCGTGCCATGCTGATCACCGGATCGACGCTGTCGGGGGCCGGAATCCCCGATTCCCGCGTGACGCATGGCTACCGGCTACAGGACTCGATCCTGCCGGCGTGCACATTCGAGGTCGAGCCCGAGGAGCGCATGACCATCGGCGCGAACCCGCTGCTGCGGACGCGCGTCGAGATCCGCGTCGTCGCCGACCGCACCAACGATGCGCTCGCGTTCCGCGACGAGCTCCAGACGCTGTGCGTCGCGGGAACCTACGACACCTACGTCTTTCAGGCGGTCGAGTGGCAGGGCCACACGATCGACCCGGCCAACACCGCAGACGGCGACGAGAACCAGCCCGCCGAGCTCGCGTGCTCAATTGAAATCCACTACACGGAGTCATAGATGGCACTCTCTGGAACCCTCGCAAGCATCACCGCCGGCGGCACCACGCTCGCGGCCGTCGGCACCGCGACTATCTCAATCAACGTTCCGGCCATCGACGTGACCCCGATCGGCTCCACGGTGCAGTACTACATCGCGGGAGCCCTCGGCGGCACCGG